TGCCCCATGCAGTTGCAGGTGCGAAGTTAAGTGAAGAGAATTTGTTTGAATGCCAGAAAGATTTTTCGGCCAATCAATTCTCAGAAGTTCGAGGGTTCCGTACAATGGGTGTGGATGTCGGCTCTCGGTCTCTGCATGTGATTATTGCAGAGTATCGTGTCAAACGCGGAGCTACAATTCTTGACTTGCACAATATGTCAGTCAAGCGACATGTAGCACAGATTCGATTAGATGGCGATCATGCTTTCGCAGATGCAGTTCGATTATTTCACGACTATCGAGTCTCATTCGCAATAATTGATGCAGGTCCTGAGAAACGATTGTCAAAAGACTTCTGTGTCTCTTTGATGGGTAGAGCAAAAATGTGCTACTACACTCATGGCCAGAAGACGAAGACTCTCAATGTCGGACCTGATCCATCAGAACCTATTGTCTCTGGAGACAGGACTGTTTGGTTAGACACAACTCTGGGGCGGTATAAAGCTAAAACAATCGAACTTCCTCGAAATATGACTGAGGAATTCAAAGCTCATTTAACTGCCATTACTCGTATTTACACAAAAGATAAAGCTGGTCACGAGCAGGGACGATATGTTGCGTCTGATGCTATCGGGGACCACTTTGCCCACGCTGACAACTATGCTGAAATGGCTTTGTTGTTTGCATACGGCCAAGGTCAGAACCGCAACATAGAAGGGGTCTTTTGAAAATGTTCATGCTAGACAAAAACATCATGAAGTGGAGATCAATTCTCCTGGGCGGC